GTTGGAAGACCTTTTGTACTTAGTAGGCCTGTCTACCTGTGGATCACAGGTAGGTTGAAAGGCCTTTTGCTACCATGTAACCTCCTTTCCTTCTGATAGGAGTGTGCTTTAAGGGACGTCGGACACTCATAGTCGGTTTCTTTAACCACATTGAGTATCTGATGTGATCATCACGGGGACGCTTTTTTCCATACTTAAAAGTTAAGTAACGGAATAAGTATGTCCCATGGCTTCCTAGTGCTATAGAATCATAATTGAATCTATAACACAAGAGGAACCTAACATGATCACCCTCAAGGCGCAAACCTGCGTCGTCGGGAAAGTCGTGAGGCACGATCTTAAGCTTTAGACCGTACTCACGAAATAACTCCTCCATAACAGTAAAGAGCTTCCGGTTATATATATAAGAAACGGCCCCGAAGTACGAAATGTACTTCTTTATGAGCCGATTCATTATTATGTATAACCATGGCTCCAGACTGCTATGTCTAGAGTTATGAGGGGGCCTTACGTTGTAAGGTCTCACGTCGTATCCTGCGAGGTAATCACCTCCACAGGATTCCCTGAACGGTATATCACCAATAAAGGTTTTGCCTCTATTGACGATAAATCCGAGCTTTTCACACAGTTCTATAAACTGATGAGAGTCCTCGGTACAGACAATGCAATCATCGCCGAAGACAGAAACCCGTTTTAAATCTTCCCATTCCGGGAAGAGCGAGTTTCCGCCTAAACGGCGAAGTCTGACTGCATGGCCTGCCGTCCAGAAGACGAGAGTCTCAAGCGGAAAGGTAACCGCGTTCCCCATAGTGGAGATCATATTAAGTTTGACTTGTTCGCCGTTTATAGACGTAAAGTCAGACCTAAGTGACCACACTAAGTCGAACCACTTCGATGGTAGTAAAAACCGAAGAAGCTCGATCCCATCACAATCAGAGGCAGAAGTCCAATCAACCGTGCTTTCCGCACGAGTGATTGAGGCCATTCTAGCACGCTGTTTATGCTGGTCAGGAAGACTCTCGACATTGAGTCCAACAACAGCCATACGAAGATACATTAATTGCATCAAGCCTTGCTGTAAAAACATATTTACAGTAGGCTCTTTGCTAATGAATCGACGTTTTCTGTTGTTTTTCTCTACAGTGGTAGCGATGGATCCCGAAACGATGTCATACATCGGTGCGATACGGCCTTTGTTAAATTCAACGAGGGCCTCCGCTAGTTGCGGGTCGTACCGAAGATAGTCATCGAAGAGCGGGACTGCTCTAGAAGTGGCAGACATTGGAAAGGTACTTTTCCGCTCAGGTGATGTATCTGAGTAGTTGGTACCAACAGTAGCTCCAGATGAGTGTTTACACTCATGATAGAGCTCTTCCAATGAGACTTCACCCAGAACGAAATGCATCAAGGCTCTCATTCGCATGAGGTCCTTGGTGAAATCATCGAGTTTGGAGTGAAGCCTGGCAGGAACGTCATAAGGCCTGTTGAATTGGGCCATATGAGTATTGACCTTTCGAAAAGACACGAAAGCGTCATGTTCCATAGCCTTCACATCAAGGTCAGAACTGATGAATTTCTCATCAAATTCGGACATTTGACGTATGGCTGCCACCTCGAGATGAGCAGAAGGCTGTCTATACACTAGTGTCAGACTGCCTAAATCCTCTAAGAGTGCTGATCTTATTCTTGTCAAGATAAGATCAGGCTTAAAGAGCTTCTGCTTTTTACTTTCTCTCATTTGGAGTCTCCAGGTTGAGAAGAAAGAACCGGACTACATACCCTGTTTCATCATTTCAGTGGAGTATTGAAGGCTCTTTACAAGAACCTTGTATTCCTCCAAGGAAATCATGTTCAAGGTAAGTAGAGTAGATAACCCAATAATTAGGATATACCTAATCATTAGCGGTTTACCTACGCCAGCGACTGGGCGTTCCAGAAGCTCGTGATATCACTATCCACGAGAAGCTGGGCACCCGCAGAGCGCATAGTAAGCCTTTCGGCATCGGTGGTATTGATGTCCGTCGAAAGCTCCAAGCGGAGCGTGTTCACGGTACGTGAACCGTCAGCGAGGATCTTCGGGAACTTCAGGATCACCGAACTACGAGCCTGCGTATAGCCGCTCGGAGCACTAGCCGAGACACGGGGTTCTTTGACGGAAAACTCAAACGTCTTTTGAGAGACGAATGCGGATCCATCATTGAACAGGACCTTATGGGTCTCCCCGTTCTCGCCCTTCGAAAGAAGGGTAGTGCTTGTTCCGCCGGTTGCAGATACGGTACCATCCAACAGGATAGCGCCACCGTTAATTGCCATGAATAATGGCTCCTTGGTTAGACCTATCTAAAAACCTTGAGACGTTGTGTCACAAGGGCAAGTAGGTCGATGACAGATGTTGCATCTTTTACTAACCCACCCAGATCTGGATGAGGAATAGTATCAGATACAGTCGGCGTCCACGTGTCACGCTTGTATTGAAATGTGAAAATCTTCACAGTTTCGCAATTTTGCGTGACGGACCACCCCGGCGACCTATCACGAGTAAATAGAAAGGACTTATCTATTTTCTCCTTGGTAGTGACGCACGCGGCGAGGATCACGAGATTAGGATCTGATAGGTTAGTTAGGCCTCCAATACAATTGGAGACATTCGCCACTCTATCAACCATAAATGAATATGGTACGAGCTGCCACGCAGTTTGTGGAAAGTCTCGTAATCTTAATCCGTACCTATATTGCCATCCCTTTAGATCAGAAAGAATCTGATATAAAATAGATGCTTTATAGGTGATCTCATCAGTTCGCGTCAGGTTATAATCCTGATAACCAACTGCCTTCGAGGTACTATTACTTCCTCTAAGAACAGTCTGCGAACGCGCAGAGAGCCTCTGACCCTTTTGAAACTCCTTCTGATTTCTAACGAAGGAGCTCTCTACAATGTCCTCAAGAGAACGTTGTAGGGGCAACATAGCAAAACGATATGATGCCCAAGCGCCAGAGAGAGCCTTAGCCCTATTACCATAACGGTAATAAAGGTTTCGGGCTTTACGCTCAAAGCTTTTTGAGACCTCGGCTAATGACGCTGCAGGGTTCTTGAGATATTTTAACGTCTCACGAACCTCCCCAACATCTTCACCGAACGACCACGGGGACTTCGCAATATTTGCGATCGCTTGCTGCTTGACCGTGTCAAGAGCGAGAGCCTTTTCTCCATCGGAAACAGTAGAACTGAGACCGGTGAAGGAAGTGCCCTCGATTCTCGAGCGGGTGACAGCACCATTATGCGCAAACCAATAACCGTTTGCGGTATAAGTGGCTTTATACGATCCGCTTCCAGAGTTGGAAACGACAGTCCGATTATAGAGACAGGGATTATTGATGATGACACCATCTTGTATCTTTCTATGATACATCGGGGTGACAACATCAGTAATAGACTCAGCGTCAGAGTACGGCCATGTTCCCGCAACAAAGTTCGCCCCGGCCGAATCGGTCTGGACAACACTTTGTGTTGAAGAACTGTTCGTTCTGTTGCGAGTTCTAGAATAGCCCATAAACGCCTCTATGTGGTGGGATCCGAAGAAGCTCCCA